CCATATAATTTAATGGATGATCCATGGATGGATGCGAATGAACCAAATCATCCATCCAATCCCCCCCCCTATAGGGGGGGATGGTGGATGATACATTTGGATGGTTGATATGATGGAAGAAGTTTTAGAGTTTATAAAAGAGCTTGAGGAAGTTTTTACAGTACAAGCAAAAGCAATTAAGATTAATGAAGAGGTGGTTTTACATGAAGGTAGATTTCAACAAGAACGTAAAGGATTGGAGTTATGAAGAAAGATTACGCAATGTCGTGGTATTTATTACCGTTTGTGTTGGTGGTATATTTTTTTATATTGTTGGTGGGCATTGTTAAGTTGGTGTTTAAAAGATGATTGCAATTTTATATGGTTTATATTTAATAATTAGGAAAAATGATGGATGATGTTGAATACTTTTATGACATGGCAGATAAAATGAATAAAATGCCAACTGAAACGCAATTAGAAGCGTTTTTAGAAGCAGTTAATACTATGAGCAGGATAAAAGCTTTTGTCCTTGTGATGAGGCTGTAATGAAGCACAATCATTATTTTAAAAATACCGTTCATTTAAATGCTGTTGATGTTTACCGTGTACTTTCATTGTATGGTGTTACTGATCCATGTCTGCAACATGCAATTAAGAAGTTATTATGCGCTGGTGATAGAGGAGCAAAGGACATTGAACAAGATGTGCAAGAAGCTATTGATACTTTAGGGCGTTGGCAGGATATGATGGAAGAGGATGAGCTAAAATGAGTAAATGTAAACACACACATTGGATGATGCTGTATAGCTTGAAACAAAAGTGGTGTTATGGTAAAAACTGTAATGAGAAAAGGTATATTGAGAATGATATGCCAGTACATACCAGGTGATAGTTGATGGCATTAAAGACAAGTAACAAGAATAGAAAGAAGATTATAAGGTTTAAGGCAGATGAACAAAGCTACAAAACCAAAGATTAAATGGGTTGGCAACTACTGGAAGTGCTATAGTGCAGACAGAGTTGCTTATGGTGAGTCACCAAAGGTGGCGTTTATTAATTGGAAATTGCAGTATTTTTAAAATTATTTTATGATAATTAACAATAAAAAAGTAACAGAATTAATACCTTACGTTAATAATGCTCGAACACATAGCGATGAGCAGGTTATACAAATAGCTGCAAGCATTAAAGAGTTTGGATTTACTAATCCAGTATTGATTGATGGAGAGAATGGAATCATTGCAGGACATGGAAGGTTAATGGCAGCTAAGAAGTTAGGATTGGAAGAAGTGCCAACGATTGAGTTAAGCCATTTATCAGAAGCACAGCGTAAAGCCTACATATTGGCTGACAATAAGTTGGCGTTAAATTCTGGCTGGGATAATGATTTGTTGGCTATTGAGTTTGCAGAACTTAAGTTATTGGATTTTAATTTAGATTTAACTGGATTTAGTTCAGAAGAAATAGGTGCTTTAACTCCTGAGGAAATACCACCAGGATTGACAGACGAAGATAGTGTTCCAGAATTACCAGAAGAACCAGTCACTAAACTTGGTGATGTTTGGTTATGTGGTAATCACCGTGTTATGTGCGGTGATAGCACCAGCATTGATGCGGTTGATAAGCTAATGGGCGGAAATAAGGCTGACATGGTTTTTACTGATCCGCCTTATGGGTATAAGTATGAAAGCAATTACCAAGATAAACACACAGTATTGATGAATGATGATGTGATGGTTGATTTTGCACCATCTGTTTATTCAGTTATGTTTAATGATTCATCTATTTATGTGTGCGGTAGCTTTCAGACAATAGGAAAATGGATTGATTATATTGAAAAACATTTCAACTACAAAAACTTGATTGTTTGGAAAAAAAATAATTGGTCAATGGGAGATTTAAAAGGTGCATTTGCTGGACAGCATGAATTAATAATTTTTGCTCATAAAGGACGAGTTGAACTTGTAGGAAAAAGAGATCCAGATGTTTGGTCATTTGATAGAGTTCCGCCTGAAGTTCACCCGACTCAAAAGCCAGTTGAGTTAATTGAATATGCAATGAGCAAAGTAAAAAGCGGAAATGTTTTGGATGTGTTTGGAGGTAGTGGCTCGACAATGATTGCTTGTGAAAAGACAAACCGAATAAATTACAGCATGGAGCTTGACCCAAAATATTGCGATGTAATAGTAAAACGTTGGCAAGACTTTACAGGTAAAGAAGCAACATTAGAATCAACTGGAGAAACTTTCGGAGTTATAAATGGCTCAAGGTAAAGAACATCAACCAACTGATGAATTACGCAAGTTAGCAAGAACGCTATCTGCTGTTGGAATTACGCATGAAGATATAGCCAGCAAGATAGAAATTAGCTCTGATACTCTCGTTAAGTATTACAAAAAAGAGTTATCAGATGGGCGCATTGATGCAAATGCTACTATCGGAAAAGGATTGTTTGAACAAGCAAAAAATGGAAATACTGCTGCTGCTATGTTTTGGTTAAAAACTAGAGCTGGTTGGAAGGAAACTCAAAAACTTGAAATGACTGGAGAAGATGGAAGTCCAATAGTCCACAGGATAGAGGTTTCTTTTGGCGACGATTAAGGCAAAGTTTCCTCCAAGTTTAAAGGATATATTTAAGCCAAAAAGATATAAAGTCATTTATGGTGGACGTGGTTGTGTTCACGGAGATACATTAATTGATACACCTGACGGTCAAATTGCAATAAAAGATTTTAAAGGTGGAGCAATTTATTGTTATAGCTCAGATGGAGTTGTCATAGGTTATGGTGGAAAACCAGTAATTTATGATCCTGAAGATTTGTACACAATAACGCTGTCAAATGGAGACAGCGTAACATGTACTGCTAAACATAAATTTCTTACTACTAAAGGATGGGCTGAAAGTTCTTCCCTCTCCGTTGGTTCGACAATATTACAGAATCACGAATATTTTTCCTCCCCTGAGGAGAAATGTTGTGAGTCTTACCAGTCAATGTGCTTCGTAGATGCTCACCGTTGGACGAGAATACTTCTAGGTTATCTATATGGTTATTTAGTGGATTGTCATCAATATGATGGACAACTTCCTTTGGATCAAGATACCTACCAAGATGTTCTTCAACAACTAATCGATGCACAGGAACATAACAGCCATGCTTTGATCCGTAAGGATGGTTTGGAGTCTTGGAATACAAGTATCCTTTCACATTTTTTACACCACCTTTCCAGCCTACCCTATCTTCTCTCAGAGGTGGAGCAAAATTATGTAGAGATGGAAAGTTGTAACGCCTATAAATCTTTTGAACTGTTTTTGGAGTTACAGAAAGTTGTTCAGCAATTTCATGAGAATAAAAACCTTGAGAAGCTAATTCAAAGCATTGCGTCACAAGTTCTTTTTTTCTGCAGCCAGTTAAATCAAGATGAAAGTCTGAAAACAATTTCTGACATTCTTCAGCTCTGTGTTGACGATAAGACATATAGTGACTCCATTAATGAAAAGAATGTTAATTATACTATGGAGGTTGAGGTTGTAAATGCAGAATTTCATTCTAACGATGTGTTTTATGATCTATTTGTTCCTGTATTTAATAACTACATGACAAATGGTATTATTAATCATAATTCAGGAAAGAGTTGGAGTGTTGCAAGAGCATTAATTATTAAGTCTGTTAATGAACCTATAAGAGTTCTGTGCGCTCGTGAAACACAGAAGTCAATACAAGAATCAGTACATAAGTTGCTTAAGGATCAGATTGATATACTTGGTTTACAGCATATGTTTACAGTGCTTGAAACAAAGATAATTGGTATCAATGGTTCTGAGTTTAGTTTTGCAGGTATTCGTCAACAAGGTATTACAAACTTAAAGTCTTTTGAAGGTGTTGATATATGTTGGGTTGAAGAAGCTCAGGTTTGTACTAAGAAATCATGGGATGTTTTAATACCAACTATTAGAAAACCAAATAGTGAAATATGGATAACATTCAATCCTGAATTAGACACTGATGAAACGTATGTTAGATTTGTATTGACAGATAATGAAGAAGCTGTTGTTATAAAATGCAACTATTCTGATAATCCTTGG